CAAATCATTATCATATCGCCAATCATCGCTATGGCCATAATCAAGCGTTTCAACATCGTAAAGGGTAGTACGGTGCTCTTCCATCCATTCCCTCAGAGACGCGATAAAGACGTCAATATGAAATGTTGGAGCAGAGTTTCCGCCATGGCTAAGAAAGGTAATCGCTTCTATTCGTATTGGGCCATAATCAAAACCTCGATTTTCGGCCATTCCTGCCAGCCAGCTTTTTCTGTCATACTCTTCAAAATCCCTTATTTCAGGCGTCATGATATTCTCCTTTGTGCTATCATTGGTTCATATTAGGGGCGGTGCGCTGGCTCTAACCAGCGCCCCGCCGTTCATCATCAGCCTTTTGCTCACAGCTTAAACGTGATGATGATGCTACCGGCCCTCGTCAGTCTTACAGAGACTTGGCGGGGGCTGTTTGCTCTTGTGTCAAGCATTACCAAAAGCAACAAGAGCATTTCAAGCGTATATCCGTCAAACATGGCGCTATCTCCTTTCTTCCAATAGTGGCGGTAGCGACCTTGTCGGGATACCTTACTTACTACCCGCCTTTCCGCTTCCGTCAATCAAGGGGCGGTTTAAGTTTCGGGCTATTAGGTTTTCAAGTGGTTCTTCCTTTTGGTACGTATCTATTATATTCCAACTGGTATATACATACAATATAGTAATGGTGGTGTTACCATTCTGTTACTTTATTCCTATTGGTATATAGTGTTATTATATTTTTATGGATACAATGAGCATAAAAGAAGCGGCGTCTTACTTAGGGGTAGGCCGTAAGATGGTTGATGGTCTATATAGACGTGGGTTGCTTGAGGCTATTAAGTCGCCAGGTAATATCCGCCTTACCCGGTCAAGCGTCGAGCTCTACAAGGAGCATAGGGACGCACGGCAAAGAGCGGGTAGTTATGGCGTTGATAATCAACCGCCACGATATGACAATCAATGATCGACTTGCTCATAGCAAGCAACGCACGATCGACGACTAGCTCACACACACTCACATAGTACAATCGACATGCAGATACACGCATCGCCTGCGACACACGCACAGACACTGCCACACAGACACAGACAAAGCATATCTACACACACAGCCAGCGGCGGCCTGACCGCACAACCCAGTGGGGCGCTATCCCCTCCCATGCACCCAGGCGGCGGCCTCGGCGGTATAAGGCTTTTTTACCCCCTGAATAAAAAATCAAGCCACAATATATAAACGTTGCTATACTGTTACCATATCTTGAGACAGAGAGGGTATCAACTTGGCACGGTCCGACCCGCGTACAAAGAACGGGCATCAACGTCGTAAAATACGCGCCCGCGTATTAGCCGCATATGATACCTGCGCGCTGTGCGGGCTTCCTGTCGATAAATCGCTTAGGACTCCCGACCCTTGGTCGGCAGAAGTCGATGAGATAGTCCCAGTATCACGCGGCGGCTCGCCCCTTGATTGGAACAACCTTCAGCTAACCCACAGGAGATGTAACCGTCTCAAGAGCAATCACTTACCAATAACATATGAACCCAGAAGGAGTGAACAGGATGAGCGATTCAACTGGCAGTAAAACATTCTCACAGAAAATGTCATCCGGTACCTACAGAGAACAACTTGAAGCAATGCGCGATGACTTATCCGAGAGGATAGAGGCGCTTCCTAAAGATAAGCCTGTGGCGAATCTCTATAGTCAACTCATATCGGTGACAACTCAGTTGTCAGTGCTTGAACCTTCCGAGGAGAAAGACAGCTTCCTTGATCACCTCGCAAGGTGACAACCAGCTTCCAACTGCTGTTTTCCCGAGGCTCGCTAAGCCGTCAAAGGACTCGAAGAAGCTCATCGAGTTCACTGAACATTTCTTCTTTAAACCTTTTCCATGGCAGCAAAACGTTGACTATATGCTGTTCATGGAAAACGAAGATGGGAATCTGTACGATGTCGGCATAACGGTGTCTCGCCAGAACGGGAAAACACAAGGAGTACTTTGGCCCTTCGCTCTTTTCTGCGCCGCTGTACTTGGTAAGAAAGTAGTCTACTCAGCTCATCGCGGCGATGTGGTCCAGGAGACCTTTGAGCTCTTTAAGATGATGTGTTCAAAGGATTTTGGAGACGGTGAACTTCATAAGGTAACAAGGAAGATAAGATCGGCACAAGGGCAAGAGAAAATCACGTTTAAGAATGGCGGCGTGATTAAGTTCTACACACGTACCCGCATGGGCTCCATCGGGACAAGCAATGATATCATAATCATTGACGAAGCGCAGTATTTAACCGAAGAGCAGATGTCGGCAATTTCCCCGACGACCGTTGCATCATTGCTCCAGCCTCAAATGATCTATGCCGGCACTTCTCCTAATTATGACGAGCTTGGCGACCCGTTCCGCTCAATAAGGGACGCTGCGAGAGAGGGCTCTACTACATCAGCGTGGATTGAGTGGACGAGTGATCACATCGAGGAACGAGAAGGCGATGTCGAGAGGCTCAACCCGTCTTACGGATTGCTTATTACCCCGAATGCCATACAGAAAGAGCGCGAACGGCTTTCCCCTGAAACATTTGCAACCCAGCATCTTAATTACTGGTCGGACAAAGCTAAATCAAGAAAACTTTTCTTCCCCTCGGATTATTCAGACACGATTGACAAGGGACCCCCTGATTCGCTTGGGCAACATTGCTATGGAGTTAAAGTGTCTTCTGATGGTTCTATGGCGGCTTTGGCAGAGGCGGCTAAAGATAAGGACGGCGAAGTGTACTTCCAACTTGTGGATTACAAAAACACTGGGAGCGGCTATAAATGGATCGCCGACTACATTTCAGAGCGTGATGTTAATGCGCCTGTGCTACTTGATGGAAGAAGTGGGTGCGATGCGGCTATAGAGAAGCTCAGCTCTGCCGGAGTCTCTGAAAATGTTAAGCGAATCCCTATGTCTGACGCCGCCGCTTCTGCATCTGTGTTCTATGGTAAAATCAAGGACAGTTCGGCACGCCATCCGAAACAACCGACCTTAGAAGCAGTGATGAACGCTTCAGTCAAGCGGGCGATTGGCAATTATGGTGGATGGGGCTTCTGGCTTGAAGGCGGTAGCCCTGACGTATCCATAATTGATGCCTGCGGCCTTGCAGTCTACCAGGCGTCAACGGTTGAAGAGGTAGAAGAGCAAGAGGTGTTTGCCGGATGGGTATAATTAACGACGACTCACTTATTGGTAGAGGCGAAAATGGAGAAGCGTCAGATCCGCTTTCTCAAATTCCATTAGACAATGTGATAACTCAGGATGGGCTCAGGCTCAGAAGCGATTTTATCGGTAATGTTTCTCGGTGCATAAACGAAATCGCTTATCACCAAAACAGTCTAACCATCAAACAGGGTTACTATGATGCAAAGTTTATGGTTCTAAATATCGGTATCGCAATCCCAGAATATCTAGCGACACTTGAAGAGACCGTAGGTTGGGCCGCAAAAGCTGTTGATTCACTCACGGCAAGGAGCAGGATATCTGGTTTTGATGGGGATGGTTCAGATGAAGTATCGGCTCTTATCCGCGAGGCAGGATTTGATTACTTGTCGTTAATAACCGATGAGTGTTCGCTCGGGTGCGCATTCGTTGTTGTTTCTGGCGGACTTAAAGGCGAGCCGGACGTGGTGATAACGCCGCACTCCCCCATGACTGCAACAGCTCTTTTATCGAAACGCACACGCCGCCCGATCTTTGGCATAACTCTGCACAAGATAGAAGGCGGAGTGCCGGAGATCATTAACGCGTATACGCCAAATTACAATGTCGTGCTCAGTCTTAATAAGGCAGGAGACGGATACCGCGCAGACTTTGCGAATAACGGACTCGGAGTAACCCAGATAGTTGACTTTGCGCATCGGAGAAGTACGAAAAGACCGCTTGGCAGAAGCCGGATCAATCCTGCAGTGCGCTCTATCTGTGGTAATGCAGTCCGCGAGATGTTAAGAAGCGAGATCGCCGCAGAGTTCTTTACTAGTCCGCAGAAATTCTTAGTAGGAGCTTCAAAAGAGGCCTTAGAACAGATCAAAGAATACCGCCAGCACATTGGGGAGATATTTGCGGCTTCAGCAGATAAAAATGGAAACGTCCCTACCTTTGGACAGCTTTCGCAAGGATCGATGGAACCGCACGTTGCATACATGCGCCAACTCGCCGCTGAGTTTGCGGCAGAAACAGGCGTGCCCCTTAATTCCCTGGGGGTGGTTCAGGATAATCCGTCAAGTGCTGAAGCCATCCAATCAGCGCGCGAGGACATAATATCTGAAGCTGATCTTCTCAACAAATCAAATACTTGGTCGATGATACGTATGTGCGACCTTGTGGCAAAAATAGGCGGGATAAACCACGACTCAATTACCCCCGCCTGGGCATCTACGAGCTATATGACTCAGGCGTCATCTGCCGATGCAGCTATTAAGATGGCTCAAGCTGTGCCGCAATTGGCGGGAACGACAGTGCTGCTTCGTCGCCTCGGGTTTACTGACGAAGAGATTCGACTAATAAAGGACGAGAATCGGAAAAACATTAACACTCAACTTTTAAGCGAGGCGATAACGAATGCAGCTACCGCAGGCGTCAATCCTTCCATTCAGCCGAGCGCAGCAATTGGTGGTTGATGGAGCGGAAAGAGCTCTCAGAGATTACCTCGCGAAGCATCCAAACGCAAGCGCGCAAGACATAGCTGACCTAATCGCCGATCTTACAGAAACAGGATATGAAGTAGACACAGAACTGGCAGCTGCTCTCTATAATGGGCTAAGGGCAGCCCACCCGGAGCTCCCTGCATACTCGGCTGTTATTTCAGCAAACGTGATTGAGCGCCAATACATTTTAAAGGCGGTCGAATCTGCTCTTTCGCTTTCTGGGGAGACATCGTATATAGATCGCCTTGTTGGTTCAATGTCTCGTTGGATAATGCAGGGGGCACGAGACACAATCAGAGACAACGCAAAATCAGACAGCATCGCGAATAACATAAAGGTACGTTGGGCGCGCGTTCCTCAAGGGACAAATACCTGTGGGTTTTGCATAATGCTTGCCTCAAGAGGGTTTGTCTATCACACAGAAGAAACTGCCGGAGGTTTTGGGAACCAGTACCACAATGATTGCGATTGTCTTCCTATCCCAGGATTTGAAGGGGACACCTTAGAAGGTTATGACCCCGATTCCTATTATGCAATCTATGAGGCGATGAAAGATTCAAGTAAGGTCGGCGCCTTCTCCTGGAACACTTTAATGGGAAGCCACTTCGACACCTCCGATGTTGATGCAACGATTCGTTTAATTTCTCCGCTTGAATAGCTTATCAACCGTGCTATAAACTAAATGTAACAGTTCGGTAACGAACCTATTACAGTTTAGTAACGTCTCTTGACGGAAGGAGCCCACGGATGGCTGAAGAAAAGAATCCGGACCCTCAAGTCGATGATGAAAGTTTGGTGCGAAAGCCCGCCGGTAATCTCCCTAAAACACAGGAAGAGCTCGACGAATTAATTGAGGGGCGTATGGCGCGACTCAAGCGTGCTCAAAAATCAACCATGGAAGAGCTTGAGGCGAAAGCCGCTAAATACGACCAGCTTGAAGAGGCTGGAAAGACTGAGCTTGAAAAAGCCCAGGGCCAGGCGGATGCAGCAAAGACTGAGCTTGAAAAGCTTAAGTCAAAGATCGCTCAAGACGAGCTGCGTGCGCAAGTCGCAGAGGACAACGGCGTTCCCGCGAAGCTTATCACTGGCAAAACGCTGGAGGAAATGGAGGCTTCGGTGAAGTTGCTGAAGGACTACCAGAAATCCTCTATAAGCCCGATTGTTGACACTGAGGGACTTGATACAGGAGAGGATGGGTTTGATCCAGCAGCGGCTCTTGCCGCGGCCTTTGGCGACAAGTAAGACGCTGAAGGAGAATAAAAATGCCTAATCCAGCACTATTACGTCCGTATGATCCTGCAACGGGTTTGCGGCCTATCTTTGATTCTATTTTTAAGAAAGCGGTAGATTCGTCTGCCGTGATGACTCTCGCTCCGAAAATGAACATTACGGGCAACGGCAAAACTATTGCCATCATCAATGATGAAGACGACGCCGTTCCTGTTGTCGAAGGGATGAAAAAACCGGAGCTTAATCCGACTGTTGAACCTAAGTACGTTGTTCCCTATACCTTCGCTAAGATTTTCACTATGTCAAAGCAATACCGCCGCGACTACAGCGCGATTTATCAAGAGCTTATGAAGCGAGCTCCTGGAGCTATCGCACGAGGTTTTGACCGCGCTGTATTTGGCGCATACTCATCTCCTGGCACCGGATTTTATCAATTGTCCAGTGCATCTGGTGTCAACCTGGCGCAGACAGAGGGTGTTTGGGACGCTCTCGTTGAAGCTGATACAGCTATCGCTGTTGCCGACGGCATGCTCGATGGATGGGCCTTGTCGGTCCAGGGTCGAGCGATTGTACTTCGCGCAAAAGACAACAACGGCATGCCCATCTATGTGAGCCCATCTCTTACTGGTTCTCTGCCTTCTCTTTATGGACTCCCGGCGAAGATCGCAAAACGCGCCTATATTCCTGGTACTCCTAACACAGTTGGGTTCGGCGGTGATTGGTCGCAGTCGGGCTATGGTATTGTCGGTTCAAGCTACAACATCGATATTGCGAAAGAGGCAACCATTAACGGGGTAAACCTGTTCGAGAACAACCTTATTGGTGTTCGCGTTGAAGCCGACCTCGCATTTGTGATGGCTGACCCAGCCTTGTTCGTTAAGCTCTTAGACGGTGAACCAGTTGACGAGCCAGAAGATCCGGAAGACCCAGGAGAGGGTGAAACAAATGGTTAAGCTAATCACTCCCTGCGGGAGCAAGATAACGGTTAATGAAGCCTCTGTCGGTAGGTATATCGATGCTGGCTATAAGCTTGCGACGAAGCCCAAGGGGACGAAGGCGACGAAGCCCAAGGGGACGAAGTGAGCTAAAGCATGTCTGGAGTTCCTACCACATATGCGACCATTGACGACATAAGAGACGCATGGAACAGTTTTGATTCTTCGATGGAAGATCAGGCTGACAAGCTCCTTGTTTATGCCGCTGCGCTCATTGATCACGCCGCTGATGCGGCAGGGGTTGATGTTGATTCGATCCCTGCCGTCCTAAAGGAGCTCGTTTCTGTTGACATGGTGCGCATGACCCTTCTCGCCGAAACACGTAATAGCCCTGATATCAAATCGGAGCAGTGGTCAGCTGGACCTTACGTACGCAATGTCTCCTATATGGGCATGGGCGGAATTTGGATGACTCAAAATCAACTCTCAACCCTCGGCCTTTCAGACGCTCAGACGATAACGGTGCTTAAGCCAGTCCCGAGTCCATCAATCATAGGCGGAAGGACCATCCCATGGGTACGAGCTTAATAGTGGGAGAAAGTGTAATTGTCGAGCACCATGCGAATGGCTCGGATGAAAACGGGTACAACGTCTCTTCCCAAAAAGAAGCTGAGACTGTTGATGACGTGCTGTTTGAACCGCGTAGGACCGGCATTGGAATAGACCAAGCTATGGAGAGCATTGACAGCTCAACCTACAATGTTACGTTTCATTTCCCCGTCTCATACGATGGGGAGCTCGGACCAGGAGACATTATCGTTTACCACTCGAGGAAGTTCAGGGTTATGTCTCGCCCTCTTCCTTATCAGGTTAGCCCCCTTCCCTGGAACATGCAAGTGGATGCGAAGTCTCTCGATGGCTAAGATTAATTGGAAATTTGAGCATCAGGGCTACGTGGATATTTTGAACTGGGCCCCCACACAAAATCTACTGCGTGAAGTCTGCGACAAGATTGCTCAAGTCGCTGCGAGCACGTCTGATTCGGGGGTTGCAATATACTCCGTTTCTGTTGAGCCCGGAAATGGCGGAGCAAAAGGTAGAGCTCATGGGATAGTGCGCCCTGCCGACATGGCAAGCTCCGTTTCTGAAGCTAAGCACGATGCCCTGTTGATGGGGTTGGGGAGCGTCCGTATATGAGACGCGCGGAGGTTTCTGTAATAACTCTTTTGAAGTCGCTGGGGTTTAACGCCTTAGCAGAGATCCCGACAAAGCTTCAGTCAATAGTAGACGATGAGGAATTTGTAACTGTCCAGAGATCAGGCGGTCCAAACGTATTGTCGATCGATAAACCTCTCATGATTATTCAGTCATGGGCAGCTGATTTCGACAAGGCAGAAGACCTATCGGCGAGAGTCGATGACGCCCTCTTGTCGTTTGCCCCTCCATCACCTACGGGCATAACTCATATTGACCGTAACACCTTGTATAGATTTCCACACCAACTAATACGTTGCGGACGCTACCAAGGCGTCTACAACGTCGTAATTAACTGAAAGGAGTACAGATATGCCTAATAACAATACCAAGAATGTTTTTGTTCCTGGAGTAAAAGTAACTGGTCTTGCCCTGTGGGCTCCGTCCGGGACGACTGTCCCGACCAATGCAAACACGGCCTTGGCATCAGCTTTTGTAAACCTTGGCTACATCACCGATGACTGGTATAAACTCTCCCCGGATAAATCTGGCGGCGACGCGATTAAGGCCGCGGGAGGCGACACTATTGTCCATTCTGCCACGACCATTGACTACACTATGACACTTAACTGCGCCGAACTTAACATGCAGGTGGCAAAAGTTGCCGCGGGAACAGCGAATGTAACTGGTACTGAAACAGAGTATTCTGTGGCGCATAAGTCGGCCGGCGGTGACTCTGGCGTCCTAGTGCTTGAAATGACGCTTGGTGAAGATGGGCTACGTCGTGTTGTCGTGCCTATTGCAAACGCGTCTCTTGATGGAGACGAGAGCCCGTCTAATGACAATCCACTCACCACTTCTATCGGCATCACGATGGATGCTGACATTAACGGTGTTGCGTACTACGAATACATCAAGAAACCGACCGCAGCCTAAAGTCGGTGTAAGCAGTGGCGGGCGTGGTCTTTTACTGCGCCCGCCAAATGGAAAGGAGAAAGCATGTCAAAAGAAGATTTCAAAGAGTCAATCACTGCAGGAGAAGAAACGGTAGCCGAAAAACCGTCGTTCGTTGATGTTTTTGGGATTGAGGTCCCAGTACTTAAATCAAAGGATAAATGGAAAATCTTGAGCATCACGGCCTTGACTAAGACTCCACAAGAAAAAGTCGAAGCAGAGATCAGGGCAGAAGAACTGGCGTTTGGCTCGTTTAAAGATGCTGTTGAGGATGCTATTTCTGACCATTTCGCAGACGATGACTCAATTGAAACTTTTGCTGGGGCAATTGATAAGGCAATCCAGCTCATGCTTTCTGACGGGAAGAACGAAGAAGCAAAAAACGCATAGGGGTGCTCAGTTATCTCTATGGGCACCATCATGCAAAGTTAATCGCTGATTTCTTTCAGTTCTACGGCGTCTCATCGTTAGAGGAACTTGACGTATGGACGGCGGCAGAGCTCGCCTCTGAGCTACCTTCTAGCAGTAGGTGCATGAGGTCGTCGGACGAGCGCCTCGAATGGAATGCTACCGACTACCTTCTCGCGAACGCTGTTGATGCGCTCAGGTTGATAACGTGGCTCAACTCATCCGACGGCAGTAAGGGGACCAATAGGCCTAAACCTATCCCGCGTCCGGGTGATGTTCATGTAAAGAAAGAAGAAGGCGAAAAAGGATTTACACCTGATGAATTACTCGCTCATCTAGCAAAGCTTCATGAGCCTGCTGTGGTAGAATCAGGTAAGCAAGCTATTACCGAGTAATTCGGGCGTCACCGCTACGTGCGGGAATATACGTAAAGGCACGTAGTAAGTGGCGTCTACAGAGCTAGGTACTGGCTACATAAGCGTTATGCCCTCAATGGGCGACTTCTATTCGAAGCTTAAGAAAGACTTAGGCGACCAGCTAAGTAAAGCTGGCGATGAAGCCGGAAATCAGGCCGGCGAAAAGTCCGGGTCTTCTCTTGGCTCATCTCTTATATCAACTCTCGCCAGGCAATTCGCAAGCGGCAATTCCTCTATTAATTCAGCATTTGGAGCTATTGGAAAAACCGGAGCTGATAGCATAGTAGCTTCTTTCGAGGGCTCTGAAGTAGGAGCCGGAATAGGTAGCGCCCTAGAAGCAGTAGCTCCCGTAGCCGCCGCCGCTGCCGGGGCACTAATCGCCTATAAGCTTGCCAACTCAATAGTAGAAGGCACGGGCAAGATCCTCTCAGATCGAGGTGCTGAAATATTCTCGGGGATGTTTGGTGGTCTTGCTTCTGGTCTTGGAGGCGCGGGAAGCAACCTATCAGGATTAGGAGGGGTAGTCTCCTCTATCGGTGACATGTTCACAAGCGCCGGTAACCTCGCGATGAACTTCACCAACGCCGTGGTAAACGGGCTGAAGAGTTCGCTTGACACGGCGAGGCAGTACGGTACCGAACTCATACAGACAAAGAT